AAGTTGGGAAGCTGAGACTGGATCGCATGATGACCTTGTCATGTGTTTAGTTTTATTTTCTTGGTTAAGTAACCAAAAATTCTTTAAAGAGCTGACAGATATAAATACAATTAGTCAACTAAGAGACATGAATGACGAACAAGTACTGAATGAGTTAACTCCTTTCGGTATAATTGATAATGGTATGGATCAATATGAAGAGGCACCAGTAGTTTCTACTAAGGGCGACTCATTTTTGATGTTTGATGATTAGCGTTCTAAAATCATAGAATTTATAAATAATTCATTGTTTAATAGTAAAATTTGAAAATGAATCATTTCATAGGAGAAAAATAATATGCCTTTTCAATTAAGTCCAGGTGTTAACGTAACGGAAATTGATCTGACTACTGTTATCCCTGCGGTTGCAACTACCGATGCAGCAATTGGTGGTGTATTTCGCTGGGGACCATTGGGCAAATCTACGCTCGTAGTTAGTGAAGACGAGCTCGTTTCCCGTTATGGTAAGCCATCTAATTTTAACGCAGAAACGTTCTTTACAGCTGCAAGTTATCTTGCTTATAGTAATCGCTTGCATGTAAGTCGCGCGGGTACTACTGTAGGAAATACAGTAACTGCGACTGCCGCCTTGTCAAGCGGAAACAACACAGTCACACTTTCGGCCGCTCCAGCTATTACAGTTGTTGCAGGTATGGCAGTATTTGGTCCTGGTATTCCAGCGTCTGCTACTGTAAACGCAGTAACAAATTCAACGGTTTTTGAATTAACTTCTGCTCCTACTGCAACAGACGCTGCAGCAAGCATTCAAGTTTTTGATGATGAATATGTATTCAATGCAATTGCAAATACTAATGTTGCTAATCTTGCTTCACATATTGTCAAAAACGAAGATAACTATGAATCAGCAAATGGTTCACCACGATCTTTTGATGATGATGTACAGTTTATTGCAAAATATCCAGGTGCATTAGGTAACTCATTAAAAGTTTCTGTGTGTGATAGTACGGCTGCATTTAATAGTTCAATTGATTTAACTACGTTTGATGCTGCAAACACCGAAGACGAATCTTTAACGTTTGTTGTAGGATCTAATACCGCAACTCTCACCATTTCAAATAGTGCTACTGGTGATGCTAACTCATCAGCTGCTGTTGCAACTTCAGCTATTGCTTTACTGACTGTTGGTGATAAAATCAAAGTTGGTAATAGCTCAATTGGTACAGAGTACCTTACTATTACTTCTATTGGTTCAGTAACCAAAACTGAAGTAGCTTCTACTGAGACCGGCGAGGCCACTGTTGCAATTACTTTTGATGATCGCTATAGTCTTTCAACTGCAACGACTCCTAGCTCTTTTGAGCGTTACTGGGATAACTGGGGTCTCGTTGAAGGCGCGCCAGGTCAAACAACTTACCAATTATTAAATGGTAACACCTCTGCACAAGATGAAATTCATGTTGTTGTAACTGACGAAGATGGTAAAATTTCAGGAGTTCCTGGCACTATCTTAGAAGTATGGGGTGGTTTGTCACGCGCTATTGACGCTAAGTCAGAAGACGGTGCTTCTCTTTACTATAAAGAGGTATTGAATAATAATTCAAGATATATATGGTGGGCTACCGATTTATCAGGTGCTGCTTCTGCAGATGCTGATGATTTGGCCACCTCAACTAATACTACTCCATACACCAAGTCAATGATTGGTGGACGTGATGGTCCAAACGAGAGCAGCGCATCAATTGGCGCAGTTATTCAGTCATACGATGTATTTAAGTCTGCTGAAGACATTGACATTTCTCTTGTATTGACTGGTAAGTCACGTGGTGGTGTACATGGTGAGCAACTCGGCAATTACTTAATTGATAATATTGCTGAAAAGCGTAAGGATTGTGTAGTCTTTACTTCACCTCATTACAATGATGTTGTAAATAACGTTTTCGAAGATGAAGAAGCTGACGTTGTACAGTTTAGAAATGCAATGCGATCATCTTCTTATGGTGTACTTGATAGTGGTTATAAGTACATGTATGATAAGTATAATGATGTTTATCGTTGGGTACCAATTAATGGCGACACTGCTGGTCTCTGTGCTTACACAGATGAATCACGCGATCCATGGTGGTCACCTGCTGGTTTCAACCGTGGTAACATTAAGAATGTTATTAAGTTGGCTTGGAACCCACGTAAAGCTGAAAGAGATATTCTCTATAAGAATGGTGTCAACCCAATTGTTAACTTCCCAGGCCAAGGTATTGTAATGTTTGGCGACAAGACTCTTCTTGCCAAGCCTTCTGCCTTTGACCGAATTAACGTACGACGCCTCTTTATCGTCCTCGAGAAAGCGATTGCAACTGCTGCTAAGTTTACTCTCTTTGAATTCAATGATGAGTTTACTCGGTCTTCTTTTGTTAACCTTGTTTCTCCATTCTTGCGAGATGTTCAAGGGCGACGAGGTATTACTGACTTCGTAGTAGTATGTGACGAGACAAACAACACTGGCGAAGTAATTGATCGTAACGAGTTTATTGGTGATATTTACATCAAGCCGGCTCGCTCAATCAACTTCATCCAGCTCAACTTTGTCGCTGTACGAACTGGGGTAGAATTCTCCGAAGTTATCGGTAATTTTTAATAAATAGAAGAGAAAACTAATAGGAGAATAAACTAATGGCATTTTCGGTTGAGAACTTTAAGAGTAATGCTTTATCACAGGGTGGGTTTCGTCCCACTCTGTTCGAAGTACAGGTAACTACACTCGGTGAAGAGTTTAACCTTCTGTGTATGTCTTCTCAGGTACCAACGTTTACGACTGGTATCATTGAAGTACCTTACTTCGGACGAAAAGTTAAGATTGCTGGCGATAGGACATTTGCAGAATGGACTACGACTGTAATGATTGAAGAAGATTTTAGCCAACGACGTGTACTCGAAGAGTGGGCTCGTAAGGTTAATGACGGACCTTCTAACATTCGTTCATACGGTTCACCAGAAGATTATAAAGAAGATGGTACGATTCGTCTTTACGGTAAGACTGGATCAACTTTGCAGACTTATACTCTAACTGGTTGCTGGCCAGCTGATGTAGGAACAATTGAATTAGATTGGAATACTACCGACACCATCGGTACGTATACGGTGACTTGGGCATTTGATTATATGCAGCCAGGTTCATAAGTGAGTTCTTAGTGGGGTAGATAAATATTTCTGCCCCGCTAAGTATTTTTTCGGAGAAATGAATGGACCTTTTTGGATTTGAAATAAATCGTAAAAAGGAGAAACAGCAACAAGAAAAGCTGGTCTCCTTTGTACCACCCACTAACGATGACGGCGCGTTAACTGTCACGGCTGGTGGTGTTTATGGTACTTACGTAGATTTGGACGGCTCGGTAAGAACTGAAGCCGAGCTCGTTAACAAGTACAGAGTGATTGCTTTAGATCCTATTGTTGATCTTGCTGTACAAGATGTTTGCAATGAAGCAATTGTTGAAGATTCAGACGAAGAAACAGTTTCTATTATTTTAGATGATGTTGACACACAAGACTCTATCAAGAAAACAATCATTAAAGAATTTGAAAATGTATTAGACTTGTTAGAGTTTAATAGACTCAGTTATGAGTTGTTTAGGCGTTGGTACGTTGATGGTCGATTATATTATCATGTACTCATTGATGATTCTAATCCTAAAAATGGAATTGCAGAAATTCGTTATATTGATCCACGTAACATTAAAAAAGTAAGAGAAGTAAAGAAAGAAAAGAATAAATCAGGTGTTACGATTGAAAAGCTTGTTGGTGAATATTATCTCTATAACCAATCAGGATTTTTAAAGAGAACCGGATCACACTCAACTTATAATGCTGCAGGTTCACCTACCTCTATTGGTAGTACTTCACAAGCTGAAGGTGTGAAAATTGCAAAAGATTCAGTAGTATATTGTACTAGTGGATACCAAAACTCAGAAAATAGTCTTATTTTATCATATTTACATAAGGCTATTCGTCCATTGAATCAGTTAAGATCAATGGAAGACTCTTTGGTGATTTATCGTATTTCACGAGCACCAGAGCGTAGAATTTTTTATGTTGATGTTGGTGGATTGCCAAAAGCTAAAGCAGAGCAATACCTCAACGATATCATGGCTAAATTTAAAAATAAAGTTGTTTATGACTCATCAACTGGTGAAATTCGAGACGACCGTAAGTTTATGACGATGCTCGAAGATTTCTGGTTACCACGAAGAGAAGGTGGTCGAGGTACTGAAATTACCACACTTCCAGGTGGACAAAATCTTGGTGAGATTGAAGATATTTTGTACTTTCAAACATTGCTTTATCGCTCATTGAATGTACCAAATACTCGTTTAAATCCAGATTCTGTATATACAATGGGTCGAGCAACTGAAATTAGTCGTGATGAAGTTAAGTTTTCAAAATTTGTTACACGATTGAGAGCTAAGTTCTCAGAGTTGTTTACTAAACTTTTAGAAAGACAACTACTTTTAAAAGGCATTTGTACTCCAGAAGATTGGAAAGAGTGGAAAGGCAGAATCAACTACAAGTATGCAGTTGATAATTATTTTGAAGAATTGAAAAATATGGAAATCATGAGAGATAGATCAAATCTCATGCGAGAAATGGATGAATATGTAGGTAAATACTATTCTCATGAATACATTCGTAAATATATTCTTCAACAATCTGAAAATGAAATGCAAGAATTGGATCAACAAATTAAATCAGAAAAAACAGATCCACGCTATAATGATGCTGATATAATGGATTCTGATCAAGAAACAGAGTAAAATATAAATATAGGTATTAATTTATTTGGAGAAATATTATGACTGATGTTACTGACTTTATTGGTGCTGCTGTAGAGGATAAACCTGTAAAAGCAATGAAAGCTTTTTCAGCGGCCATGCAACCTAGAATTGATGCTGCTTTAGATACTAAGTATGCTGAAGTAGCGAGCTCGGTATTCAACCCACAAGTTGAAGCTGATGACGAAGCAGAAATGAATGAGCTTGAAATGTCAGCTGAAGATGAAGTAGAAGTTGAAGAACCGGAACAAGAATTCGAAACAGAAATGGAAGAACCTCAAGATGTCTGAATATTTAAGTAGTATTTTAGAAAAATATAAGGCTAAAGGTGAAGATGAACAGCGCTTTATGGATAAGCATACTGACAATGTTCAAGTTACCGATGGGCCTGGCAAAAAAGAACACGATGCTGCAGCTGCTAAAGCTAAAAAGCATAAGCGTTCTCCTCACAAAGGTTACGAGCCTGGTGAAGATGAAGAAGTATATGAGTCTGCTGATTTCTTTAGTATTGACGATGTTCGTCAAGCACTAACAGAAGTCGAGCTCGACGAAGAAACTATTTTTGCAGTAGAAGAAAATCTGCAAGATCACTCACCTACTCATTTTTTAAATATCATCGACGAAGCAGTACAAGAATTTTACCAAGAAGAAGCTGACGAAGAAGAAAAAGCATGGATTGATGAAATGCTTGAAAGCGACGAAAGCTTTGAAAAGTTTCTCGACATGATCTTCGAAGAAGATGACGAAGACGAAGATGATGACGAAGACGAAGATGATGACGAAGAAGAAAATGACAAAAAGAAAAAGGATAAGTCATGATCTTACGTTTAAAGTCTGCTGAAATTAATATTGGTACTGCTAATACTGTTTCAGACGCGTCTGTTGTAAGACTCTATAATAGTGACACCGCTGCTCACTTAGTAATTGTTGTAGAAACTGGTTATGGTTTTACCATGCCAGGTGGATCAATTTCTTTTGTTGATAAGTTACCTACGCAAAACTTACAATCAGATGCTAATGTAAAAGCTACTTCAGTAGCATATAACATTTCATAAGGAATAAACATGAAACTCATCACTGAGATTACTGAGTCAATTAAAGTATTGACAGAAGAGAATGCTGACGGCAAGAAAAGCTTGTTCATTGAAGGTATCTTTCTGCAAGGCAATATTCCAAACCGCAATGGTCGACGCTATGATGCTGACATCCTTGAGAAGGAAGTTAGTCGTTATGTAAGCGAAAACGTATCTAAAGGTCGAGCATACGGTGAGCTCGGTCATCCTGACGGACCAGGAATT